ATTTATAAATGACTGTGCGTCTTGGAAACCAGCTAGCTCGATCATTCTTGTTAAAGTATTAGCATATTGTTGCATTGATACTAATGGATTTTGTGGTCCTAGTAATTGCATGATTTGTTCTTGTTTTGTAGCTAATTGTGTAAGAACACCAAACTTTTCTTCGTCTGATGACTTAGATATAGCTACATTTACTACCATATCCTTGTCTGAATCCCAATATCTTGGGTCTACAGGTATAAATTTACCGTTTAATCTAAAGACATCTTGTGCATTTTGGTGTTTGATTATTAAGTTATTAACTGTTTTAAACATGGTTTTTAAACCACCTTCAGCAAAATGTCTGCATATTAATTCTATTCTGCCTTGCGCACCACTCATAGTAGCTGTTACAGCTGCGGAAGTTGTAGATTGTAATGCTTCTGCGTTGAGTCCTGCACTTGCTTTAGATACACCAGTTCTGTTTTCTTTGGCTTCGTCTAAATATCCTAGAACTGGGAAAGCTTCTTTACCAACAAAAGGTACAGCAAATGGTTGTACCATTCCTGGCGCTCTCATTCTAATTGGCTGACCAATATCTGTATTGAGTACATCGTCTATGTTTACTTGACCCTCAACAACTCCCATTCTTGGGAAGATTGAATGACCTAGTGAATCTAAGGTATCACGCATAATTTGTGATTTAGCAGCTTGGATTGGCTTTAAGTAATCAGCAGGGCAAGATCCTATTGCTGTGTGTGGTTCTGGGTCAGGACAGAACATACATATAGGCAGTTCGTCTAATGGTTCTACATTAAGAACTTCCAAGCCATTACCTGCTGTACAAACTTTGATTCGCTCATCAATACCATCATCGTCATAGTCATAGTATAAGTAATGCTCTACATATAAAACATCTTTACCACCAGCATCGTTTCTATCTGGGTAGACCATGTTGTCAAATGGGTTTCTTGCTTCTTGTTCTTCGTAGCTTTCTGGGTCAAGTGCGCTGCCGCCATAACCTGCATACTGTTCCATTTCTTCTTGGTCGTAGCCCATAGCTACTAGGTCGGAGACTGACTTAATCATGCGGTGTGCAACGTAAGAAGCTGTCTCTATATCGCGCGCGTGTCTTGATATAAGCACTTCTTCTGGCGGTACTGATTCAATACATACCTGGTCTTTTGGTTTTAATCTTCTAATTTTTAGATCATAACTTGCTGGTATTTCTTGGGTAACTTCTTCGCCAGTCATAGGGTCCATAGTTATGATTGTTTCGTTAGTGACTGATTCTTTTATGACCTCTACGTTTTTATCTAGTATTAATGCTTGGTAAGATTGTGGGTCTATGTTGGTAAATTCGTGGGTTGTTGCAGTTACGCTGTCATCCCAAAATACTTTGACAAAACCAGTCTTTCTGACTAACGCATCTTTAAAAACGTCATACAAAACTTGGAAACCAGGATTCTTTTGTTGTATGACATAGTTAATATAATCTGTTTGTTGTTGTGCAACCTCTATATCTTCTGGTCCTTTAGGTACAAATTCAACAATCTTTTTAGTACCAAAGAAAGTACGCATGATAGATGGCAACATAAACAAAACACTTTCTCGCACATCTGTAGAAACAAACTCTGACTGCATAGAGCTAGTACCTTCTGGCTCTGTACCAAGATAATATTCAGTTGATTCAGCTCTTTCTGCGCCTACTTGGTGTATGAAATCTTTAGCATCATCCATCTCGGACTTAATCACGCCTACAAGATCAATCATATCTGTTTCTTCTTGAACGACTGCTTTCATTTCTTTTTCGTTGTATTTTTTTGCCATACTTTATCCTATTCTAATTATTTTAGATTTGAGCGGTTGTCTGAAATTATAACCTAAAAAGCTAGTGCTTCCACCAAAACTTGCAGCAGAGGATGCCATCGTCAGCGCGAGCGCATCCGCCTTGTCTGGAGACTTAATTCCACGCTTACGCATTTCATCCTTACTCTCAATCTTGATTTTACCTGTAGACGTATATTTATACAAAGGCGATGCTAGTTCTGCAACCAACTCATCGTCCTGCGGAATCCTGCAATCTCTTTGCACCAACCAGTCTTTAATCGCAAACCATAATTCAGCGCGTAGGTTTAAATAATTTTTCTTGGTCGCTGGCGCTTCCGCCACATTGACTCCGCGCACAGGTAAGTTTTGCTCCGCCAGTCTATCCACCACGCCTGCGCCCAAACCAATCACATCAATTAATATTTCTTGTGGTCTCTCGATTGCAGTAGATTCGTCATACATATTCTTAATCACACCACATAACTGCATCAAGTCCATAGACTTAAACGACTTAATACTCATCACATGGTTTCCTTGTCGTATACATAGCGCGGAGTTATCACCGCCGAATCGTGCGACATCCAGACCCCATATTATCGGTGCGTTAGCTGTAAGAGAGACATCCCTCTCTATAGCTGCCTTAACCAATCCCATTGGTATGACAGTATCATCGTCTGCGGATGGAAACTCGCCCATCACCTCCACGCGCGCGACTGTGGAATCCTCGCCATACTGCTCAATCATCGTTTGAAAGAGCTTTTGGTCAGTGCCTTCGACCGTGCGCGAGTCAATCTGCTCGTTCTTCCAGAAGGATTGCTTAGAGTTAAAGCTGTCGTAGAATGGCCCAGTGTTTCGGCGCGGGTTGGAGAAAGTAAACCAATAGCGGTCGCGCGTGGGTTCGGAGAAGAACCCCTCGCTGACCGAGTAAATAGGAGAAGGAATACCTGATGCTTCATCCATTATCAGGCATACGCCGTATGATGAATGGATGCCTGCAAACGCATCTGGGTTTTCCTCACTCCATAACTGTGCCTGGGCATAATAATAACCAGTGTCAATCTTGAGGTCGTTTATTAGCGCATCTTCAAACCATTGTGCTGGTTTAATCGTGGTTGCTGTCTTGGTAAACCAATGAGAGTTAATAGATAGTGTTAGCCACTTACCAAGTTCAGCCCATGTTCTTGAACGAAGCTGTTGCTCGGTGTTAGCAGTTACGATTATGGTAGAACCAAGTCTAGTAGATAACATCCAAAGTATGATCCATGCGACAAGTGCGGACTTACCAATACCACGACCTGATGCTACGGCTAGTCTAAACATCTCTGGTAAATCTAATACATTGTTTCGCTCAATGTGTATTGCCATTTCTCGTAAAATTTTTTCCTGCCACTTTCTTGGTCCTTTGAAATCTTCAAGGGGGGTGTCTTTTTGTCCCCATGGGAATACATACTTAACAAAGTTTACTGGGTTGTCTTTAATTGGTCCTGACCATAGTTCGGTCATCAATTCCTTTTCTAGTTTTACGCCGTATTTCATATTAAAAAAAATTAAAAAATTTTAGTTCATTAGTTCCACGTACACTGCCCCGCTCGCTAGCGCAAGCTGGGGGGTCTAAACGATAGTAAGTACTAACTATCATTATGTTAGTAAGTGTTCACTATCAGTTTATGGTGCATAGGTAAGGGACTAAATGCGACATTGAGAGAGTATCTAGCATTAGTTAAAAAGGGAGCATAAAAACTATTGCTCGCATTTAATCCCTTGTTATTCATCCGCGCCCTCGCTCTCGCTCGCTCTCGGCGTGCGTGCGCTGTTCTTTAGCGCGTGCGTTGGCGCGTGTTCTATTATGTTTATGCGCTCTCTTGCGTCCGTGAGTACGCCTTTAAGATCTAAATTGTGATTGACTTCCTGGCGATCCGCCCATTGATCGGGCGCGCGGTTGCGGAGATAGAAAGAGATAGCATTAAAATTCTTGTCTTCTATTGTTTCCATTAGTTTAGATGTGACAAATGCCAGGCCTTTACTCTTTCCTCTATCCAAAGCGTCCGAGATTCCCGAGTTTTTCTTTTCTCTATATTTGTTGAATGTATCCCAACCAACGCCCAAAGACCTACAAATATCCATCACGCCCAACCCTTGCGAAGCTAAATGCTCCACTCTATCTGGGTCTATATTGATTGGTTTACGTCCCCTTTTTTTTGGTGTTTTTGCTTCCATATTCCGATTAATTATAGCTTATAAACCTTTTATTTAACGTATTTAAGCATTTAATTGTATATTTATTGAAGAAAGTTGTTGATATTTATAAATAGATGTGCATAATTAGTATTACAAGGCAATTAAGCTTTGATACTTTGGAGAAGTAATATGACAGATACAAATAAACAAAACATCTACACATTAGAGCAAAATCTAATTGAAGAACTAAACGACAATAAAGAGGACATACTAGAAAATAGTTGTCCAGAAGATGTTGTTTCAGAATATGCCGATAGTTGGGTACCAATATATAACTATGATTTGTTAGAGGTTGCTCAATCAGATTTATCTCTAGGATGTATTGATCACGAGGTAGAGGGAGATATATATGCTCAACTATCTTTCTCAATATATCAAAGACTACAAGCAGTTGGCGATCAATGGCTACAAGATAACCAAGTAGAGGTGGTGCAATAATGACTATTAAAACCAAATCACACAAAAGCATTATAGGGCAACTTCGCAAGAAGTACGGCCTAAAAGACAATACGCCTATTCACAAAGTAGAGCAAATAATGACACCAGAGGACTGGCAAGCGTTTAGCACCGCTTTAACCTTTCCTAATGGTAAACCATCACAAAGGGGGAAATAATGAAGCCATTAAATAAAAAACAACAAAAAGAGTTATCTCAAATTATGGGATGGCATGATTTTAAAATAGACCAACGATCTACTCATAGTGCATTTATAACCATGGGCGATGTTACAGTTTATGTAGATAATTCAACCAATGAGCAAATAGTAGATGTATGGCAAGACCAACCGCTAGGATGGGGAGAAAAATATATTCACAGATCCTGGACCAATCCAAAAACATTAAAAAGGGAACAAGAATGATAATGCAACAATATAAGATCAGTTATCCACGCGCCGAGTTTTGTTATGCCAGGCACATAAGAGACAACCTAAAACACGAGGGCGAAATAATATACCCACATCAACCCTCTTGTAGGCTCTTAGAGGACGGCTCTTGGCTTTTAATAACAATAACAGGGGAAAGGCTAGGCACAGTCTCCCCCAATGGCACAGTGAGGCTTACATGAAGCGAGAGGACATACCAAAACACTTACGACATTTAACCAAAGAAAAGCTAAAAGCTTTGTTCTATTTATTTAGGAAACCAGTATGAGCAATCAATACAACGAGCAAGAACTAGAAAACATACAAAGCTATGTACTAGAGCAAGATAGAAAAGGCCTACTAGAAAAGCAAATAACAGATATGGTTATAACTTATGGCTTGCACCCAGACGATGACCGAGACGCAATATTAGAATACATAGCGGAAAGTATTTTTTACGAGCAAACAATAGGAGATCTAGTCTAATGGGTAAGGGATCAGGAAGGCGCAAAGAAGATATAAACAAGATACGCAATAATTGGGATAGTATCTTCAAAAAGCGCGACAAGAAACAAATAACCAAAGTAATAATAGAATTTGATATGCCAGGCTATCCATCAATAGATGAAATGAGGAATTATGTTGAAAAATTACACAAAGAGGATAAACTAGTATTTTTAACCACAACTACCAATGCTTGACCTAATTATTAACATATTCGCTGGAGTCACAATAACATTCGCTGTAATGATATTTCTAACAGCGCTCGCGATAGTAATAATTGACCGCAAGCAATAAGTTAAAAAAGGGGGGAACATGAACGAACTACCAAACAAAAAATATAATATTATCTATGCAGATCCGCCATGGCATTATGGTAGTAAGTCAGCAGTTAATAACACGACTGGTAGTGATATAAAACCACTAAGCGACCATTACAACACAATGAGTCTTACAGAACTAAAAGCATTACCAATAAACAATATAACAAAAGATGACGCGGTATGTTTTATGTGGGCTACAGATTCACACATTAATGAAGCATTAGAAATATACAAGTCATGGGGATTCAAATATAAAACCATTGCATTTAATTGGATTAAAACTACATCAAAAGGTAATTACTGTAAAAACGTAGCACCTTGGACTATGAAAAGTAGTGAAATTTGTTTGCTTGGTATAAAAGGCACAATGACAAAATATAAACAAGCCAATAACATAGAATCATTGGTAATAGCAGAACGCACCAAACACAGCAAAAAACCACAAGAGGTAAGAAATCGAATTGAATTATTATTTGGCGACCTACCAAGAATAGAATTATTTGCTAGAGAAACTTCACCAGGTTGGGATGTTTGGGGTAATGAAGTATAATCAGCAATAAGTTTGAACGCGTGAGAGATATCTTCTCCAAAAGATAACCCCCCCTAAAAGCTCTCGCGCGTTCCTCTCGCACCGCCCTCCGCCTCCGCCGAACGAATCACTCACGAACCAAGTCCGCTAAACCAACTAACAAAAAATGCTTCTTCCCACCGCTTTGGGACTTCCGCAACCGCTTCGGCTCTCCCTCTAGCACAATCCAGATCAATCCCGCCTCGCTCAACTCCGCTAGCGCTCGCCCAACGCTCTTACGATTAACCGCAGTCATCTTCGCATAATAGCTAATAGCATCATGCGAGGACCAGGTTTCATACCTCCATCTCTCGCACAAAGACCAACCAACAAAGCGAGCTGTCATGGATAGCGCTTCATTGCCTGCGACTTCGCTACGATACCAATGCCAAACGATTTGGCGCACACGCGAAAAGTCAGATTCCTTCCGCGCAAGCGCGATGGGAATGAGAGCTGTTTTCTCCCCCCGCTCGCTCTCGCTGTGAGCAGTAATCCACCAATATGCTTTATCTATTTGTCCGAATCTTCTCATCTTTCTCCTGCGCAAGCGTGCGCGCTTTCGGGAGAGTCAAACCCCCTCCAGGGGTTTGCTCTCCTATACATATGTATATGTATGGATATATGGGCATCTCCTACCCTAGTGTTGGGCATCTGAGTGTATAGTATGTCCCTTAGCTTCCCTAGTATGTCCCGCAAGTTCCCAACGATTCTATTCGGTAATGTCATTAATATCTATCCTATTTTGGTCATTTTCACTATGCCAGGGTTCACAAGACTCGCCGCAACCATCAGTAATATGTAAGTGATGCAAGTCTGTAAACTTCTCAAAATCCTCAGTAATCATCTCTTTAATATCTTGCACAGATTTAAACCCCCTAAAGAACTTAATGTCTGTTTGGTTTTTTAATACACCAGTCTTGCCAAGATGTTCTGCCATAGCACCTGTCTTGCCATACTTCTTTTCCATTCTCTCTGGGAAGTCAAAAGCCGTTGGTTCTTCTATCATTATGGTCATAAGTTTCTTATATGATTTCTTCCAACACCAAACACAATTACCAAAATGTTCTGGTATTTGTAAATCAAAGACTTGATCCTCCCACCAATCTAAAACGTCATACTTGTCTATATTCCATTCAACCAATGGATAGATTAAGTTTTCTGCTACTGCATTTCTGGACATACGACTAGCCTCATCAGATCTAATACCTATAGCCATTAATCTATCTTCTTTTTTAATACCTAACTCTTTTAAATAAGACTGTATTGCATATTGCTTTAGCTCCCTGGTACAAATAGGGGACTTACTCCATGGTATGCCATACTTTGCAATCATGTCCTCAAACGGCTCTCCGTCCCTTGAACAGCTTTTATAGTCCACAACCTTTGCTCTTGTACCAGCACCTTTTTCTTTGCTTATAACCGCCTCAATCCACACAGTATTAAAATTAAAATGTGTATCACAGTTATGTATAAAATCTAAAGTCTTTTTATGTTCTTGGCCTGTATTAGCAAAGACAACAATGACATCTTTCCATTGATCTTTATGTTCTAATAGTCTTTTGGTTAAATAACCAGAAGTCCTACCACCACTAAAAGAAATAATTAATGTTTTATTTTTATCAAAAAATTTTTCTTCTGTATTATCAAAGATGTCAAAGTTAAGTTGTTTTTCTCGTTTCATTTAAAAATTATCATAAAGTGCCATAGGATTTTGTAATTCTTCTAGCGGTTCAAGTACACCATTCTTTCTAAATAATGTTTTGGTAGTGTAGTCAACATTACCAGAATTAGATTTAACAAGAGCGGCTTTAACTACACTCATTCTTTCATACTCCACGCGCTGTTCCTCACAAATACGTTCGCAATCCTCCGCGCTCGCCAACCACATAGCTATCGCCCACCGCACGCTGTCGGTAATACTACTTGCACCACGAATCTCGGCTCTATGGCTCATAGCGTCATCGCTATCGTTCGCTAAAGCACCTTTATTAAGATGATGAATAGTAAGGGTAGAACAACCAAGTCTGGCGCTAATGTTCGCACAATAAGAACCCCAGAGTTGGCCTGCTTCATTACTGCTAGATACATTGCCTGTTGTAAATGCTTGGAGAGGATCAAAACAAACTAACTTTAAATTTGGTATGGCTTGTAGTTCTTCTACTAACTCCTGCGCTATAGGTGTTATGCCTTCTTCTCTTAACAGTATCATTGGTTCTTTTTGTTCAGGGACAGGAAATACATAGACTTCATAGGAGGAGTTAAATCGCTTGCCGTTAGGGTCCAGCAAGTCTAGTCGTCTATGTATTTCCATTAAATCATCTTCCGCACAAAATATAACAGTATTGCCGCGCTCTTTCACATCTTTCCCCCACCACCTGCCTCCGCACGCCACAGATAATGCTAACTGTATGACACTTAGCGACTTACCCACGCCACCAACTGCGGCAAGTATTCCAGGCTTACCAATAGGAATAAGACCATCAACTAAAAACTTCTGTGGCTCTGGCTTACCAACGAGATTACGAATCGCATACTTTTGTATGCCTAGCTTATGATCTATTAGTTCAGCTCTAACTTTATCTAAACCATGTTTTAAATACAGGTCGTTGTAATCGCCAACTTCACTAGGTAATCGCACCGCACTATTAACCACAGCACTCGCGCACTCTTGCGCCTTCTTCTCTCCGACTCCACTCTCATCATTATCAAGTGCGAGAATAAATCTAGCACCTGTCAGCTTGCGTAAATTAGAGGCTGCATCCAACAAGAAGTTGGCACTAAAAACGCAAGCTACAGGAATTTGGGTTGCTTCATATACTGAAGCGGCAGTTGAGTAGCCTTCAACTAAAATAAGTTTTTCTATTTTGTTTAAATCTTGTAAGGTAGTACCGATTAAAAATATATTACCTTTGATTTCTGAAGCGGAAGCGAATCTTTTTTCGCCTTTTTTATCTATATACTGTAGAGAACGAATCTGTCCTGTAGTATTATATACAGGAACAATTAACCTACCATTTAATTGCTTCAACCCATAACTTTTAACTTTTTTATTCGTGAGATATTCATGGTCGATGACTTCGTGGCAAATCTTAAACTTTTCTTGCATTTCAACTGCAACTTCATCTTGTCTTTGCTTCCTTTCTGCACGCGACTTAGCACTAGCCTCTTCCATTTGTTTTTGTAGTTCTTGTCTATCTACAATACTTAGTTGGTTAGTATCTATGCTTGACCACTTGCCCTCAAAACCAGTTTTCCAATTACCATAAGTGCAGAACATGTGTCCGCCAACACTATTTACTACATAGTATCCAGATTTTTGTCTACCAGTATCAGGCTTTGATGCCATTGCTTTTACTGGCACTCTGATTATTTCGCCAGTAATTTCTAAGAAGTCTACAAGCAATCCCTGTGCTTGCATCTCGTTTATTAAATCATGTGTACTCTTACCTGTACTAAAACCAAGGTCGTTATAGAGTATGTCCTTTTTCAGGTACTTTGTTAAATCCATTTGCAGCTCTCTCATCATCTAACTGCGCTTGCACATTCGCCCAGTTTAGATATTCCCTAACAATAGTTGTGAAGATCCTTTTCCTGTTATTTCTGTCCCATTTATGCAATGGTTTCTGATCTTCCTTTCCTGCTAGTTCTAAATAAATATCTTTGGTTTGTGCTATGGAATATTCAATCCCTGTATCATTCAGTTGTGCTTTGTTGGGTAGTCTTTCTCCCTCCCCAATCTTTTTTAAATGAGCCATACAGCACGCTCCAAGCCAGTGTTCTCCATCTTTTCTTAAAAAAGGCCCAGCTGGTGCTTTACAATATGCACACAGCGTAGGCCTATTATTACCATCAAAATTAAAATGGTGCGTCATCATCATCATCAACAGAGGTACTTCCCATTGCTGCTAAATCAGATTCCGATGGTCCTGTTTTGATACTATCGTCAACAGGCTCTGGCTTTTTGTCAGTAGGTTGCCAAGTCTTACCCCAATCTTCGTTAATCTTTAGATAACCATTGTCATCCTTAACTAATTCAGCTGATACACTTTTACCCATAAAGGCAGTAGATGTATCTTTTGGTGGTTCTTTTAGTCCCATCGCTTGCGCCATAAGTAGCATTGACTTAACGCCACTATCCACATACTTAGGATTATCGTGACCAACAGTAAATGTATGATTCAATCTGATGCTACTACCATCAATCTCAAAATACATCTTGCACCCACGCCATCCGTTTCTACCTTCAACCAAGGCTTCTTCTTCGCCTTGCCAATGCAGAACATGTCTACCTGGCTCAACTGCCGACTTGCCTTCGTTAGAGGCATCTACATTAAAATTTGTTAAATCCATTTTTTACTCCTTTTTAAATCCAACATTTATATTGTGAACACTCATCCTCTTTTGCTCCACAATGACGACAATATCCTTCTTCATCGTATTGCGGTTCATCATCGCAAAAGTGTTCGTTAAGTTCTTTAGTATCAATCACTTCAACATCTGCTCCCTAATGGCTTGCCAATCAAACGGCATTTCATTATCAAGACCAAATCTATTCTTAGCTTGGAAGCCAGGTGTCTCTTGCGTAAAGATAGTTCTATCTCCTTGCTTTAGTTTAGTTGTCATACCACCGCCCTTACCTTTTACTTGAATAGTACCTATCTTGTAATTAGCAAAGAATACCGCGTCGCTGTGTTCTATGACTAGATCAGCGGCTTTTCTGTGGAGCTTTATTTGATGCCGATCATGGGGTTCGCTTGATGGATCTTCATATCTTTTTACTTCATTGTGTGCAATCTGTAAGACAGTAAAGCCTTTGTCTCGCAACTGATTTAGTAATTTAAGGTAGTCCTTCCAAGTCTGTAATGCAACAGCGTAACCTTTGCCAAAACTAGGAGATGAGATTTCAGGCCAACCATTTTGCTCGCATACATGAGCTTGTAGTAAACCCTCTAACCAATCTAAACTGTCAATAATTACAGTTTTAAATTCGCTTTCTTCTTCTAGTAATGATCTGAGGTTAGCTTCCAGTTCTGTATAAGTTTTAGCCACAGGAAAATGAGGACACTCAATCTTACCAATGCCATCTTCTGCTTGCACTATGATTGGTTTGTTCATTGTTGCGCCAAAAGATGTTTTACCAATTCCACCAGGACCATATAAAACTATGATTGGTGGTTTAAGTTTTGCCTTTTGCCTAATATTAGCTAATGACATTATTGCACCTCAATCTTAGGTTCATCTTCTGCTGGCTCTAATATGTTTTTCATACGAGCCTCATAAGAACCAAGTAAAGTATTTAAGTCATCAATGTCATTGTTGGCTTTAATAATAAACTCATCTCTGATTTGTTTCTTCTCCTGCCAACGAGCCATCAACTCTTTTGCATTGTCTGGCATTTCATTTATCTTATGTTCCTTGCCATCATCCGCAAACTTTATTGTTGGTTCATCAACATTTTCAGTTTTATTTTCTTCTACCATTTCAGTCTCCCTTTTGGTTTTGTTTATATGTATCACACGCATCTTTAGCATTACACCAACGGCATCCGTCTTTGCTATAGTTGTATGTGGGTATCTCCTCAAAGCAAGCCTCGGCTGCTGGCTTTAAAGTTTCATAAGCCCATTCAACTAAGTTAATAGCTGATATGGAATATGATCTAATTGGACCGTCTTTGTGCCAACCTCTTGGTTGTACTATGGTCATCTGAACTGTGCAGTCATCTCCGTATCTTGATAATGCACCAAGTGCATAGATACGCATTTGTGGGTTGTCTGCTTCTACTGCCCACTTACCAGATTTAAGATCTATTATCTCTATCATGTCTTTACCAATGAGAATGGCATCTGCTGTACCCCATAAGTCTGCATGTATTTCTGGCATATTAACTTTTTCTTCTATTAATGGTCTTGCAACATCAAGCTCCATCATTCTCTTATCTATGTAATCTACATAGGTATTAGCACAATCAATCATCTCTTGGTCTACCGTTATATCAAAATCTTCTACATGATGTGTTGTGTCTAAATAGTATTCTTCTAAGGTAAGATTGTTTAATCTACCTTTAAGTAGTGTCTCTACCATTTCGTGAATTAGTGTACCTGTCGCTGCTGGTATGCCTACTTTATATTCAACCTGCATGCTCGCTAAGAGTTGTGGCATGCCAGGACAAGCCATCCATATCTTTGCTGCTGAAGGTGAGAGTTTAGCGTGCGCCATGGACAGAAATATAAGAGTCGTTTTCCATTCTTTTCACATCATCAAGATCGTATTTAATCTTACCGCCAATCTTAAAATAGCTAGGACCTTGTCCTCTATAGCGTCTATTGTCGATTGTTTTCTTGCTGACTCCCCATCTCTCTGCTAGTTCGTCAACCTCTATGGTATTTGATATGTCAAAATTCTTTTCTAATATTTCCATAAATTTCCCTTTTATTAATATTTTTGTTTATAATAAACCATTATTACTAATTATCAAGTAATATTTTAATAAAATTTGGGAGAAATTAATGATGAATAAAACAGTATACGCACATACTAACTTAGGAACTGAAGAGGAATGGGATCAAGCAATAGATAGGCTTGCAACCAATAACCAAGTAGCTGGAACGCATTACAAGCAATCCAAGATACAACCTATAGATTATATATATGCTAACAACCTGTCTTATAACTTAGGTAGTTGTTTAAAATATATAACCAGAAGTAAAGGAGAGAAACAGGATAGGGTGACTGACTTGTTAAAGGCCAAACACTTTATTGATCTTGAACTACAGATGGTTTATGGAACAGATGCTAAAGGTAATAAAATAGGAGATTATTCAATAGAAGTTTCTCTTTAACTATGAGGTAGCTATGAATTTATATGAGTTTGATGATCGTATTCTAAGTGAAAGAAACGGAAGAAAGCCTATATATGTGAACAAACATCTTGCTAAAAAGTTTAAGGATTTTTGTGAGAGCCAACAGAAATCACCACATAAAGTGGCTGAGTATCTAATATCTTTAGGTATGAACTCTGTTAAATACTACGAAGAACCTAAAGTGTCTGTTGACATCGAAGCTCTTTAAATAGGTTTTTGGTATTCTCTAGCGTGTCCCACGCTTGAACATCCTCGTCTTTAAAACTTATCTGCTTTAGACCTTCTGGAAACATAAACTGAACTGTTTGATGTTTTAAAGCAACCAAGGCATAAACATCTATAGCATCTTCTGTATAGAATCTTTCTTTGGTATAAGCACCGCGCCTAAAGTCATATATCCATGACACTCTACAGTTTTGTATTTTAGATTGTGTTTTAACCTGGCACTTATATAGTTTATGGTCAACATCAAAGATGATGTCTGCCTCCGCGCTATGTGGAACTATCATTACAGTGTCTGCGTGTAAAGAAAGTAGCGAGGCTACTAAGTATTCTCCAGATCGGCCAACTCTTTCTGATTGGCGTGGCATGAGTTAATCGTCAAATAAAGTTTGATTTAATGCTTCCATTGATGATGGTGCTGTGCTTCTAATTAAAGATGATCTTAAAATGTTAGATTTTTCAGCTTCAGATATTTCAGTTTTTTGTAATTGTTTCATTAATTTTAAAATATCTTGTTGTTTTTTTGGGTCTTGCGATAACATAATGTCCTGAAACGCTTTTTGATTTTTTGTTCCCGTATCAAAAAGAATATCTCTGGTTTGTCCTGCTATTTTTGCTTGAGATCTTATGCCAGCAGATCCAGTTGGCTCTGTACCTGCAACAAGAGCATCTGATAAAAATTGCAAAAATCCGCTTCTATCATCTGCCAATTGTCGACCTGTGCCTCTTAAAACATCTTTACCAGTTTTTGCAATTTGGTCCTCTCTTCCTAGTCTGTTAATAAAACTTTCAAATCCATCAGTTCCAGAAAATAAAATTTGTATTTTATCTCTAAGTGCTGGGTTGTTTGTTAGTTTTTCAGCAAGGTTTGAGCTATCTGTCATTGCATTTATGCCGTCTAGAATATTATTAAATACACCCATTTTGAAAGCATCTTTTTCAACTGTAGTTTTTAAATTATCGTACTCTTGACTAAAAACATTACCAGTTTTTGTTTTTGATAAAACTTTTGCTTTTTGACCCAACTCGTAAGCATCTTTTAATGCAAAATTATCAGCAGCCTGTGATAAAGCATCTGCATATTCATCGCCGTTAACAGAATTTTTTAATAAATCTCTAAACTGATTTGCAATATTTTTTCTATTGCTAGCCTCTCTTGATGTTATTTTGCTTCTGTCTGTTGCTCTTTTTAACGCATAAGTAGTTCCATCTGCTGATCTTTTTATTTGATCTAAAAATGCTAATGGTAGGTTCTTAGTTACACCAACTATTTGTCCATTTTCGTTTTTTATTAAAAGATTTTTTAATGGAGGTATTCCAATTTCATCTGCTGTGCTAATACCTATACCAGGATTTCTATTAATTGTTTCTAATAAATAATTCTTTCTCGCTTTTTCGTATGCTTCTTTTATTACAGGAACTTCTAAATATTTATAAATATTTAGATTGTCAACCGCTCTGTTATTTTGGTATGCCACATCATACAAAGGACCTACCTTTTTTTGTATGGTTTCTGACAAACTGTCCACCCCACCCTCAAGATTTATTCCTTTTGTTTTAATAACTTTATTTGCTGAATTTTTTAAAGAACTGATAATTCTTGTTGATTGTATGTTTGACACCCTGTCTTGTAATAAGTCTTTTCCTTTTGCCTCAACACTTCCAGTTCCTCTTTCAACCAAAGTTTCTTTAATTTTTCCTCCAGGAATTTCTAAGTTCATTGCGCTAAGTTTTTTCCTAACAGCATCTCCACCATAGTCAGCAAGTATTTCAACAGGGGTAACACCCTCAAGTTTATCGGCTGAAATATTATTAGATATTTTTGATATTATTTGGTCAATATCTATTTCATCTTGTAAAAAATCAGTGCTAATGTTTTTGATTTGTTCTATTTCGTTTTTTGTAAAATTTACTTTCGTAGAATCTGGAGTAAATATTTTTTTATAAGTTTGTACTATAGGTTGTGAAAGTTTATTAAGAACATATCCAGATACTTTTAAAGTTGGTGGAACTGATGCACCTAATAATCCTCCTAATGCACCTCCTCCCACTCCCTGACCTATTAAAGTTCTTGGATCTGATTCTTGGCTATAACCTACAGCACCAACAGCACCTTGTGCGCCACCCATTTTTGCACCCTCAACCATTTTTTTTGTTAGAGAAGCTCCTGGTTTAGTCATGCCGCCAGCAAGCAATCTACTACTATCTAAAATTTGTTTTGCTCTAGCTGCTGTAGCACCTGTTGTTGCAGCAGTGCCGCCTGGTCCTCCCAACAAAGTAGATGCCGCAATTGGCAAAACGCTACCAGCAATGTTAGCTGCTATTGCTGACTTTGGGTACAATCTAGCATATTCTTCTAATTCTTTTCTTTCTTTTTCTTTTACCCTTGTGTATGTTTCGCCCAATTCTTGCTCTGTAAAAATTGTTTTTGGCAAATTAAAAGCTTCTGCTAGAGCAGATTTTATCTCATCAGAAGTTCCTATGGTCAAACCCTGCAAAGACTCTGCAAGAAAACCCTGTGCTTGTTCTAAAGCAGACATAGAGCCAAGTTGAGGGGAAATTTTTTGTTTACCAGCAGCAGCTTTTCTTAGTTCTTTTTGTTGTTCTTCAGGGCTTAACTCATCAAAATTATCTGGTACTTCTAAATCTCCATACTGTGCTGTTTTTTTAATCATTAGTCTAATACATCAATTGTTTCAAAATCTGCTGCTGTATATGTTTTTCCTAAATCCAAGCCTTCTGTATTTAATTCTAATCCAGAAAAAAGCAGTTCAGGACTTAACCCTATTTGGTTATAAAAAATATCTGTACCGCCTCTGTAGTCATTGTAGTCTTTTATTAACCTGTCTACTGTTTGTCTTGCTAAATTTAAAATTTCTGCTTTAGTCTCTCCAGTAAAACCCTTTCCTTCAGCTTTATTAACAGCATTTTTAAAATTAGCTGCAAGACCTTGAAAATCTCCAAAAGTTCTTACCTCTCCCTCTTTTACAACAGAGTCATCTAGTTGTTTTATAAACTTAACCATTAAAGCATAAGAAGCTGCGCCACCTTCTGATTCAGCAGCATCCATTATTTGTTTAAAATTATCTACGCCAGATTTTACTGCGTTAAAAGTTTTTTGTTCATCCTTTCTTGATGATATTAATTGTTTTGTTAAATCTGTTGCAGTTGTTGGTTTTCCAAGTTCTAAAAATTTTATTCCTTGATCTGCAAATCCTTTTGATAAATATGATTTTCCAAGAGCTGTAAAATATTCTTTATTTGAACTATAATCTTTTGCAGATATGTTTTTTGGAACATCTTTGAAAGCTTGCATTTGTTCTTCTGCTTTTCTTTTTTCTTCTTCACCTTGTTGCATGGCTCGTCTTTGAGCCGCTCTAGCAGTTACATCTCTACCACCAAACGCATCACTAAGTCTTGCAGAAAGCTCACGCATACCAAGATTTTTAGCGGCTTCTTTTTGTTGGTTGTATGCCATCAATTGTTGTGGATTTAGTTTAGACAATTCGTCTTGTTTCATTATATCTGCACCGCCAAGTCTTGAAACAAAGTTACCGCCCATGTTTTGTAGTTTTCCTATACTCATTTAATCACCTACCCAAAAAGTCCAAAAACACTAGACAAAACATCACCTACACCAGTTTTTTGTTGTTCAGTACCTGTTTTGCTAACGATAGGAGTACCCATGCTACCAGCTTGTAATAAACTAACTTGTTGTGGGCCATAGCCAAGCGCTCTTTGGAACTCGCCTCTTTGTGCATCAATTGCTCTTTGTTGTAGCGCTTGTTGTTGTGTTCCTGCTGCTCCTAGCAATCCTAATTGTTGTAATTGCTGTCCTTGTAAGCCACCAAGTAAACCAGCACGCTGTTGTCTTGCCTGCATCTCTAGTGATGGTTGTGCTAAAGCTGCTCTGCCAGCAATGTCTAAGCCACCTAGTTGTCTTTGTTGTTGTAGCTGTGCTTGTTGCATACGTCTTTGTTGTCCTAGTTCTGCGCCAAAGATACCTGCTTGTTGACCAAGTTGTGCTTGTTGTAATGCACGTTGTTGCTCTTGACCAGCACCAAATATGCCTAATTGTTGTTGTCTTGCTAGGTCAGACTGCGCCGCCGCTTGCGCCTGCTCAAAGCCTGACTGTCTTAAACCAGCAGCTGTTCTAGCCATCTGCTCTGCGTAAGGTCTTTGTGATTCAGACTCTAGTAATGCAGATCGTGAACCACCGAAAGCACCTGCTCTGATTGCTCTATCCTGCGCACCGCCACGCGCTATGTCAGCTTGTCGCTGTATATCTTGCATAGCTAAATCTATAACTTGTTGTTGATAAGGTGATTGATATGCACCTATGTCTTGACTTAATAAACCTTGAAATTGTGGAGTAGATACTGGACCTATTTGAGCTGCGCCTGGAGCTTGTGTTGCTTCTATAGTTGGCGCTTCAAAACCAGTGACAGGTTGTATGGTAGGCTTAAACTGTTCTTGTGCCATACCTTGTAAAGCTTGTGTTGGGTCATAACCCATACCAGATTCAAACATACCTCTAGTAGCTTGAAACTGTCGCAGTTGGTCTGGTGAGAAACCAGCGACCATTGGACCTGTATAGGGTAAAAATGGTTGTTGTGCTACACCTTTGGCTGCACCAAAAAGCTCTTTATATTGTGCTTCTTGCCATGCTGGTAAACTTGCTACTTCTTCTGTTCTAGTTTTTCCTTTACTCATAAGTCTTTTCTAATTAAATATTCTGTTTCAAATCCTAGATGTTTTATCTTTCTAATCCATCCTTTTCTGCCACCGCCGTAAAGCCTTTTGATGCCAGCTTTCTTAGCGAACTCCTCTATATAAGGTAGCATTTCTTCTAATTCTTCGTAATTACCACCACAAAATAAAAGATTCATGGCTTTCACCTGTGGATATATTACAAATTCTGTTATGTATGCAGACTTTTTGCCTGGCCATAAATGGAATATACCATGTCTTATTTTATCTTCTATATCGTCAATTGTATAGGAATCTTGATGTTTTACAGCCTTTGCTATATAAGGCTTACATCTTTCCCATTCAATCTCCCAAGGATCTTTTTTCGCTTGGTTTATATCAATTACCTTATTAGTCGCCTCTTGCATATTCAACTACACTAGCTGTTACATTAATATTTGCATGGTTTACTTGTATTTTAAGTATTTCACCTGCTGTTAAAATTAAACTTTTAGATAACATTTCTTGGGTTTCATAAGATGCAATATTATGTGATTTCCAAACATAATGATTGGTTGCACCAGAAGTTATAACAATATCTATATTTGTTTGCTGGTTTCCGTCATCACCAACCAATAAAGACTCTACTATTGCAAAGTCAAAATCCCCACCAGAAGGTGCTGTATATATAGTTTCTAAAGACGCTGTACCGCTTACATCTAATTTAGCGTTTACAGCTCTTTGTATATACTGTCTTTGTGAGGATAAATCCATTATCTTCTACCTCTAGTTCTTACATTTAATCTTATATTACCAACTTGGAAGTCTTGATTGGTACTACCTGTTACAGTCATTTGTACTTGTCTTGCTGTAAACCTAGCATCGGTATATCCATCATTTTCAAAGGTAAAACTACCAAAGTCTGTTTCGCTGCCTAGCGGGGTAAACTTACCTTTAAAACTTATTGTTACACCTGGTAATGTGTTTGCTTCTTCATCTGGAATAATCTGATTACATTGCACATAGTTATCACCATTACCTAATTCTATTGGACCGCTTGTACAAAATGGAACGCTTGAGTTTAAACCTGTTGAGTTAGATAAAGTTGTTGCCTCTTGTTCGTAGACAAATCCATTAGAATCTCCAGCTATAGGAAAATCAAAAACACCTTGGTCAATCCAGCACCCTCTATCCATTGTTCCTATAGACCAAGTGTTTTCTAAATAATTCCAAATCACATATTTATTTGGTTTGTATTGACTTTCTCCGCTTGGGAATCCCCACCATATTTCGTTAAAGTTAGAGTTGTGTCCACCCCAACAAGACTTTTTCCCTAACACGTTTAGTTGGTCGTACACATAATCATGCACATCACATGCTATTTCTTTAACCACGCCGTCGTAAACAAAAAATGAGTTTTCACCCATCCACGCAAGAAAGTTTCCTGTTTGTACGACTGATCTTCTACTTACAGATTTACAGTTTGCACCTGCTGCTGCGATACCATAAACAAACGGAGAACCCACATAGCTCATTCTATCTATACCAGTATCACTAAAGACTATGACATCGTTTTGGTATTTAACGCCTAATAACGCACGACCACCTGTAGGTATTTGCACATCACCTGCTGTATTAGTAGCTTTAGATGTCCAAGTGTTTCTATCTTCTCTGTCACTCCAAGCTACCTTTCTAGGATCCCCACCAGAACCAATAGCAACTAAATGCCTTTCATTGGTCACTAGAACAGCCTGACAGCCTGTAGGAGCGTTAGTTACGACTGTTGCAATGGTATCAGCTGTACCGCCTGAAACTGGCCTCCACTTGTATATTTTACCGTCGCCAGAAAAACAAAAGATTAAATCCTCACCCCAGTTATCAAAAGAGAAATGACCTGTGTCAAAAGGTAGTCCAGATTGACTTCTAGCATCGCCATAATCTTCTACGTCATAGTGGTATGCGCCATAACCAAGAGGGTCATTAGAAGCATCGTTTATAAAACCAACTGGTGTTATATCAGTCCATGTATTGTCGTATAAGACATAAACCTTTTGTCTTGTACCAACAGCTAAAATAGAAACCCCTAAGTTGTCCTTATAGGCGTACATGCCTATAGGCTCACCGTCTAATGCTGTAGCTTTTAGCTTGGTCCAACCGCCAATTGGTTTTAAAAATCCATTTTCAAAACGCACAAGGTTGCCGTCAACCCAACGACCTTTGTTAGCATAGTCAGTACCGTTTTTGACTATGCCAGCGGGCGGAGTTACAGGCAATAGTGCCATGTTTAACCTATAGTTTTAGTAACGGATGTAGGATTGATTTGGCCATCAATGTTGCTGTCTAATCCTGATTTAAGATTAGCAACTTCATCGTCACCTAGTCCAGCTGTAACCCAACCAGTTACTATGTCATTGGTAAGATCTGCAAACGGTATAAAGTTAGATATATCATCTGCATTAACGCTGTGAGTACCATAAACAGAAGCTGAATAGTTATTACCTTCAGCGTCTTGTTGATCGCTCTCTGCGTTTAATCGCCAATGAACCGTATAAACTACATCAGAATGCCCATCGTGTGTTGGATAAACGTCTACTGTTTTACAGTCCCATGTGTAAGTGTTACTCATTATTATTCTCCTTTAAATTAAAATATCCTTTGTTGTATTTCTTTAAGTATTTTATAGCACTTTCTAATAAATTAATATCATCATTATAATGACCAAGAGCCAAATTACATCTTCTACATAAAATACCTCTTACATTTTTGGTTTTATGATTATGATCAACACACAATGTTTCACCTAAATCATCTTGATGTATTTTACATATCATACAAGAAGTATTTTGTTCTTTTTCTATTTGCCTTAACTCTTCAAGAGTCATGTCAAAATATCTTTTTAAAGCTACAGCTCTTGTCTTTTCAGGATATTTATGCCTATATCTTTTGGTTTTAGCAGCCGCCTTATCTTTATTATTTTTTTCCCAGTTTTTGTTATATTCCGAATGACATAGCTTACAAATTGCTCTGGGTCTTTTTCCACCTTTTTTATTACTTTCAAAATAATAATCTTGTAAAGATTTTGTTTCATTGCAACTTGTACAAGTTCTTTCTGAAACTTCTATTTTATTCTCCTTTAAGTAAGTTAATTTCAGATTGTAAGGCATCAATCTGTGCTTGTTGTTCTTTCATTCCTGCAACTAAATGTACTACTAATTTACTGTAGTCCATAGAATACATTTCTTCTTCAGAACCTGTTACAGCGTTAGGCACTATGCCTAATACTTCTTGAGCTATAAGACCTTCGTCAGCTTTACCATCTGCTTTCCAGTTATAAGCTACTGGGTTAAGTTCGTTAATAACTTCTAAACCTCTAGCTTCGCCTGTAACATCTTTTAATCTTGCATCTGATGCTGTGTTATAAGCAACCCCTGTTGTTCCAGATTGTGTTATAGAACCAATACCAACATTATTGTAACCAAAAGCAGCATAAGCATTTCCACTTCCAGTTCCACTAATATGACCAATACTTATAACCGCAGCAGTTGTTGTTGCAAGTGCAGAAAGACCATTAGCGTATGCAGATGAACTCGTAGTCCCCACCAACAAGTTGCCTGAAGAATCAATACGCATTCTTTCTGTATTGTTTGTTTTAAAAGCTAAATTAGAATTAGATTCATTAGCTAAAACAGTTGTTCCATCTGCTGTGTCTATTCCTAAGGTAGAAACATAACTAGAGCTTTGTATTTTAAAAATTGGATAAGTAGATTTAAAAATGTGCAATATATCTGAAGGACTAGTCGTTCCAATTCCAACGTTGCCATCTGAATTAATACGCATCTTTTCAGACGCAAAGCCATTTCTAAATATAATGTTGTTAGCATCAAGATAGTGTGTAGACCCACCTGCGTATCCAAACATAGTTTGAGCTAAAGTACCTGCACCAGAACTTCCTACTGTGCTGTGTAACAAGGCACTAGGACTAGTCGTTCCAATTCCAACGTTGTTAGCTTCAGTTAAGGTCATTGTGATGTTTCCACCACTATCTGTAATCTTTGTGACTCCTGTTGTGCCAGTAGCTCTTAAAATTAAATCACCAGCAGTACCACCTACAGCAATAGAATTACCATTATCAATACCAATAGTTGCATTTCCTGAACCTCTTGTAAATTCTAAAGCTGGAGTTGTTGCACTTGTTACGTTTAAAAGATGATTTGAGCTTGTACCACCCACAGAAACTTTTCCGTCACTCAAAATACGCATGGCTTCTGCGTCATTGGTTTTTATCATAACAACAGAACTGGATGCTGCTGCCCCTCCTGCTTTACCTGCGTTTAGTATCAAACCACTATAAGAAACATCTGCGGCAGAGTCATTAGCACTAATAATTAACTGACCGCCTGAAGTGATTGAATATTCTTCATCATCATTATTACCTGTTGCTGTGTCACCAATCCTAATGTTCCCATCTACCTGTAGCTTCTCACTAGGACTAATCGTTCCAATTCCAACTCTATTATTTGTAGCATCAACAACTAAAGTAGATGTATCAACTGTTAAATCACCTGAAACTGTAAGGCTAGATAATGTTCCTACGCTGGTTATGTTGGTTTGAGCTGCTGTAGCTAGTGTTCCTGTTATAGATGTACTTGCCGATAAAGTTGTGAATGATCCTGCGGCTGCTGTAGTACCACCAATGACAGAGCTATCTATAACTGCTCCGTCTAGGTTTAATGCTATTGAAGTACCATTAGAAGCAAAAATAGCATCAATTGTGTCGAGATCAGCGTTTAGCTTTGTTCCCCATGTATTAGTAG